ACTGTAGCTTCCATTCTTCTACTTGACCTAGAGTTTCTTCCACCCAGGAATTAAACGTTTCTTTTATGTTATTTGACCACTCTTCTACTTTACTTTTAACCTCTTCTGACCATTCAGCTATTTCTAATAATAGAGATAGGACCCAAGCGGCAAATATCTCCAGCATTTGACCGGACCAGACTTCAAATAGTTCTAGGGTCTCCCCTATCCACTCCGAAAACTTAGTAACTGTGTTTTGCACCCAAAGCTTTATCTTTTCGAGGAATGAAGTGTCCCAATCTGTTATAATACCTAAAGTATTACTTACCCACTCTACAAATTTTTCTATAGTAAGCTTTGTCCACTCTGCCATATATGTGAGAATATGTTTAAAGGCAGCTTTAACCACATCAGTTGTGTTCTCGTCCCATCCTAATAGATTACCAACCCAGTCCGTTACCCAGCTGACAAGAGTACCAAGCATTTGCCTCGACCAGTCTACAATACTGGATAAAGTGTCTATAATCCATTGAGCAAAGATTTGTCTACTTTGCTCTCTCCAGTTTGCAAATAAGTCTACGGTCAACAGCACAAACTCTGTTAATTTAGTTCTCACTGTTTCTTTGAAATCAAAGAATTTACTTATCCATTTATCTATCGTACTACTTATGGCTTGCGTAGTTTGTTCGTCCCAACCTAATAATTCCCCTAACACGTTTATGGAAAAGTTCGCAATAGCCTTAACCGCTTTTTCTAGATAGCTATCTATATCACCTACCCAAGAGCTTACTGTACGAATTATCTGTTTAGTTGTATCTGCATCCCAATTTATGATAGACGCAAAAATACTTCTAAAAGTGTTAATTACATTATCCTTGAAAGAACTTAGTTGAGATTTAGCACTATCAAACCAAGTCGTTAAGGATGGTAACTCCATCTCTGGTAAGTCTAAACCGGGTAAAGCTATATCTCCCAAGGCTGCCGCCTCGTCGGACTCCTCACCCAGCTCACTTAACATAACGTTAGCATCTTCCAATTGTTTAGGGACCGTGATGACCTCATCGAAACTAGCTAAAAAGTCTTGTACCTTCTTTTGAGTGTTCTGTGCAGCTTCACCTATCTTATCTGTTATATTAGCTGTCTCTTCGTAAGCTTTATTAAATTCATCTTGTATCTGTGCATCTTCTTTGTTAATTATAGTTGGAGTGTGAACACCTATGAAGCTGGAAATGATACGATTAAGTTCTGCCAAAGCAGCTTGTGCAGTCTTAGTTCTTGCTATCAGTACCGATAGTAAGGCTGCTGCTGCTGTTATTACGGCGGCTATAGGATGCGATGATATTGCAATCCAAACCATCTTTATGGCTAAAGATAAGGCTCTCAAAGCATCCGCTACGTATGCAGCAATGTTAAGCAGTGATAAGGCCTTAGCAAAACCTACTACAAAACCTGAGATTAGTGGAAGTATCTTAAAACCTAGGACTGCAGCTAAAAGATATTTTAAGATTGGAATATTCTTATTTGCCCAATCGTACAACTCAGACAACTTACTAATAAAGTAAGCTACCCAAGGTATTACTTTAGCTGCTAGAGCTATTCCAAACTGTAAGATAATGCCGAAGCTGTCTTTAAATATAGACGCTATACGTTTGACTGCTCTGCCTATGACTCTTAGACTGCTTCCTATAGTGTATAATTGCTGCAGAACTTCTGAAGGTATTAGTTCTTGTAGCAACCCAACTATACCTTTCTGTCTTATTACCTGTCTATACGCCTCTAATACAGATACCAGGCTTTCAGCCCATTTCTTAAATACCTCGTAAATTCCCTCGGACATCTCTGCTCCTATAATAAGCAGGTTATCTTTAATGGTACTTATAAGTCCTGGAAGGGTTCTAGATATTAATATAGAAGCTCCTTTAAATCTTTTATCAAGACCTCTTAATATAGCTGCAATTGCGATTTCGGAGCGAATTTTCAACTTACCGATACTCTTTATTTGTTCGTCAGTTAGTTTTAATTCTTCTCTTAGGATATCTATAATAGGTAATCTTGCTTTCGCTAAAGCTAAAACTTCTCTAGCTGCTAAAAACCCTGTTGTTTGTATTTTACCCATGGCTAGTACGATTCTATCTAATACCTCTGGGTCTCCGCCACCAATAGCGGAAGCATTTAATAGAGTTCTTAAAACTGGTATGATACTCTGATAAGAATAACCCATGGCTAATAACTGCTGTGCGGCGTGTCTAGCTTGCTGAAGTTGAAAAGGAGTGGTGGCTGCAAAATCTGCTAACGCATCAAGAAATCTTTTAGCTTTACTCTCAGAACCTAATAGAATACTAAAAGCTACAACTGCTTTTTCTGTTTGTTGTGCAAATTCAGATACTGCTGCTACTGCTTCCCTCGTATTACGTAAGAATGTGTAGAAAGCTTTGGATACTAATATACCAGTAACGATTCTTGACACATCCTTAACGTAATTACTACTTTTGAGGGAAAACAGTTTAAAATGACTTGTCATAGCATCTAAAGAACTTTTTATTACCTTTTTGCTCTTGTCGCCAAGGTCTCTAAACTCTTTTACCACTTTTTTGTTAGCTTGAGCGATTTTCTGTCCTAAAGCTTTATCAATCTGTGCAGCAGCAGACTTTGCGCTATTCACTGCTTGTCTAATACCTTTTGCAAATTGAGTGGTATTTAGAGACAACTCAACAAACAAGTCCGCAATCTTTTTTCCATTGGCCACCTAAACTCCCTCCTTTCTTACAAGACATAATCGATTGGCGTGAGGGGTTCATTTTGCTTGTCAACCTTTCCTCGCTGTACCTGCTCGTGCACCTTCAATAGTGCTACCAAAGTTCTTGGAGTCATTCTCCAGAACTTATCTTCTGGTATATTAAGGAGTACGATACCTGCATAATAAATCCACCGCCAATCCCATCCATCGTTATCAAACTGCGTACCTACTTCGTTATATTGGGTTGGTTGGGTTACATTATTGGCTTTCCCTGCTCAATTTTCGGCATAGCTCCCTCCATAGCCTCTGCTAATGCTTTTCCTAACTCTTCGAGATTATTAAACGTAATCATAGAACCTACTTGCTTTTGTGTTAAATGTTCGTTTTGATGTAATAATCCTACCCATATTAAGGATCTAATAGCTTTTAAACTACCCTCTTCCATCTTCTTTAATGCTTCTTCTACTGAACCATAAATTTCCTCTAATTCTGCAAAAGCGTTTAAATCGAACCTTAACGTATATTCTTTTCCATCTAGAACTATCTTAGCTCCTTTATACTTAACATCACTAACGTGACTCATTCAATCTCCTCCTTATTTTCATATTTTATAAGACTACTGCCTTTAATTAGGCAGTAGTATATTAAGATGTTGCATCTCCTAATACAGTAACATCGTACCATCCGTTAGCAGGAGCTGACCAGGTAGCTGAATCCTCATCTCCAGTAATCTTCCACACCTTATCGTACTCTCTCAAAACGAAAGAGCCATTTATTGTATCTGTCTGGAAGTTAATTGTATCTCCTTTTGTTTCGTTATTGCCTTCAGGTTCACTGAACTTACCCTTGGTCAACCAAACGTATCTCTTACTTCCATTTGATTTTATAGCTTCAAATCCTATTGCTACCCAAGGTGGTACGTTATCAGCTCTATGTTGTATTTGTCCGTTAGAAACTGTATGCCCTAAAAGTGCTGCATAATCCTCAAGCGATAACTCTGCTACATTAATTTCCACACTGATTTGTCCTATAGTAGCAGCAGTTTCAAAAGGACCATCATCAGCAAATAGGGTCTCTGTGGAAGGGTTTGGATTAACGTTAATTGTAGTCACACCAGCTATTTTAACTGGGTCTTGATATTCTACTCCGTTCTCGGAGTCAGATGTTAAGATTGCATAGTGTAAATTTTTAACACCTATTCTAGCCATATTTTAACCTCCTTAATCTATACTTGTTATCACACTTATATTAAAACTATAAATCACTCTTTGTTTATGGTCTCTAGTGAGAAGTGTCGGGGATGAAACTGGTGTAATTAAAGCCCACCTTCCTTCGGATAGATTCATTTGTATAGGTTCCTGTGGGTTTATTAAAGCTCTATACAATAAATGTACTTTATTAAAAGCTTGTGCTGCAGTGTTACTGCGAACCTGTACTTGTACCAAGCGGTTGGCTGTATAATCGAAAGTATAAGCAGTACCATTGTATTCAGCTAGAAAAATAGCCTCATCGGGGTCATCTGGACGATAGTCTCTGAATATATCTAGTCCATCCTGTGTGGCTAAACCTTGATTGATTATATAATTTGTTAAATCTAATAACAAATTAGCCATCTACATCACTCCTCCGATAAGGCCTGTTGTATGTCTTGCGAATAAATCTTCGTGTACATAATACATGTATTCAGAAGCGTATTGTCCTGTTACCCAAATGTAATCTTACTTCGGCCTGTTCTAGTTCCTCTTTGATCTTTTTCACATTACGTCTGACTGGGTCTTCTAAAAATTTAGCTTTTCCCACTGTATGTCTTGCGAATAAATCTTCGTGTACATAATACATGTATTCAGAAGCGTATTGTCCTGTTTTCGGATTTAATCTATCATTAGGACCTCCATAGCCAAATGTAATCTTACTATGTCCTATCTCCTCTATAAAGGCTGAACTCTTTAGAGTACCCGTATCGACAGGAACCTCTTGTAAGCTTTCTGCCATAATATCTTCTGCCACTTTTCTTAATGCATTCTTACCTTGAAGTAACTTTTTCTGCAGCTCAGCCTCTAATTGATGTTTTAATATTTTGATAGAACCTTTCTTTAATTTAAAGCCAGTCATTAGAAATACACCTCCCATATATCAATCTGTCCTGCTTCATTGTAATAAGGTTGGATGTGTAAAGGAGCTCTTCTAGAAGCACTACCCGGTAAGACAAACTCGTCTTCATTATTGATGTGAGTTAAGTCAGTACCATTGATGAGTAAAACTTGTCGAGATACGTGCTCCTCTCCAATCAAATCTCTAATGGTAGTAATTCTACCTTCGATATAACAAGGTATCGTTATGGGAGAGTCAAATGTCTTATCTCCAGCTCCAGTCACGGACACAAAGCGATAATACTCTACACTTTGCTTTAATAACCGTTTAATTTGTCCATCCACGAGTTGGCCTCCTCATTATCCATCATACCGATGTTGAAGGTGGTTGTGGTAGTCTCCATAGGACTTCCACTTGGAGCTGCATAATAGGCTTTTATCCTATTTGCCAATTTTTCCTGAAGCTGTTGGTAGTGTTTGAATCTCTGACTAGCTTGTATACTTTGTGGCCCTAATTTAATATCCACCTGCGTTGCTAACTTGGCTAAAATTCTTTCGCAACAATCATAGGCAGCTAACAGCACATTATGTTCTCTATCTTGGAGTACCGCATTTATCTCCTCATCTGTTAGCAAAGGCATTTCAGCTGTAGTGTCTCCCAGTATAAACCGTACATTATCTTTATTGCTGGATTTAGAGTCGCCTGAATAGCTCCAAGTCATTTAACTCACCTACCTTTTCGCCTTCGCAGGCTTTTTAACAGGCGTTGCTTTACTTTTAGCTTTCGGCTTAGCTTTTACTTTAGCCTTAACTGTATTAAACTTAGCTAATATATTTTGCTCCATCGGTTTATTCAAAACAGTCTCGAAATATTTCACTATACTTTTGAAATTTTTATCCTTAGGGTCTAACCTCAAGACCTGACCATCATAAATTTTAGTTTTAAAGTAACGTATCTGTGTAGGGTCCTCGATTAAGTCCCCCACCAGATACTGTTTCCCATTTGACCTGAAAGGTCTACGTACTATATATAACTCCATTAATCTACTACATCCTTAAAGAATGTTCCCAGGTCTGAGGCTATTACTTTTGCATCGAAAGCCATTTCTCCTTCAGTTCTCTCTGTATCCATTCCTAACCAAGGCATTGGTATCCTTACTATTCTGTTTCCAAAAGCTCCTGCACCTTTTAAGCCTCTCCATGCAAAAATATAACCTGCAGATGGCTTCTTCAATGATGGTGTTGGGTTAACATAACATAATAACGCATGCTTACCCATAATGAAGCTGTTTGAACCTGTTGTACCCTTCTTAGCTGTGTTCTTAACTCCCCAAGGAATGTATACGTTATCTACTTCAAATAGAGAAGCTAATAGGTCTGTTGTTACTATACCTTTTTGTGTATACTTAATTCTGTTTAATATCTCTTCGTGATTTTTTAGTGCAACGAAAACGTATGGTGACAGTACCAATGTGTTAGGCTTGAATCCTGTGCTCTCTGCCATCCTAGTAGCTTCATCAGTTATAACTTTAATTGGGTCTGATGTAGCTAAGTTAAACTTAATTGCCT